CTAGCTTCAATCACATCTTCATCCAAAGCACTTCTATTAGCTTGACTTGCCGTCCATATTGGAATTTGCATCTCACCAGCCAAACCACGTAAGTCCTCATAGATACTCCCAAGAGCATGTCGCATCTCAGTATGTTTATTTACATCTTTCATAATATCAGCGTAATCAACCAATACCATATCAACTTTTGTTCCAAATGTTGTTACTTTTTTCAAATGAGCAGAAAGAGTATTTACTGTACAAGCTTTTGTTGGATAATACTTAATGGTTAGGTTACCTTTAAGATCGTATAGTTTTTCCATCACCTCTTCTTTATGATATTTAAGATTTTGACTTTCTACGCCTGTAAAGATACTATCGTATCTCAAACCAACATAAGCTTCATTTAATTCTAATGTATAATGAACTACATTTAAACCTTGTGAGATAGCATATGCTCCCATAGAACTTAATACCCAAGATTTACCAATACCAGCAGGTGCAACAACCACACCCAATTCACCAGCACCTAATCCACCTTGCATCAATTCATTTATTATATCCCATGGCGTAGGTGATGTAATACGGGCAGTTTCTGAATATCTTTCCTCTATATCTTGTAAATAATCATGTCCTAGGTTTCTTTCAACTCCAGCTTGCATAGCAGAGTCGATAAGTGATTTTATTTCATCAGTATTACCATCCACCTCTAATATTTGTGCTGATTGAATAACAGCATCCTTTAAAACTTGTGTTTTATGAAATTCTAATGCTTTATCTTTGATATATTCTAAATCTTCGGCTTCTATACTCTTAAAAATCTCTTTTAGTGAGTCTTTCACGGTAACCTGAAGTAATTCTGATTCTATTTCCTTTATTTTAATCTTAAATACTTCCATAGTAATGGTTGTCTTATATTCGTTGTAATATCCACGAATTTCTTTAACAATCCACTTAAATCCATCATTATTAATGTATTTTTCATCTAATATATCAACAATCTGCTCCAAGAACAGCTTATCTGTTATTAAACATACAATAAACTTTACTTGAAAGCTATATCCAAACTCTGAAATGTTTTTTGTTTTACTCATTTTTGATTTTTCCAATGATGGTCAAGTATATGAAACTCAGTTATCCAATTATCAAAATTAGGTATATGTCCCCATAATTTATCCTTTACTAACAGAGTTTGTAACTTATACTTTACCAACGATGGTGCCATTTGATTAACGGCGTCTCCTATTTTTAGTTTTATCTGATTTTTGATATCAGGATCACCCAATTGCATTAATAAATAATTCCTCATTATTATTAATTTATTATCCTGTATTAATTGGGATACTCTCGTAGATTTACCTTGTGCCATATCCAAAAGTTCTTTTGTATTAACTTCCTTATCTTCCGTTAGCAACGGGAACTCTTTTATTAAGGTCTTAACACCTACACCCCTTACTCCAGGTATATCGTCTGATTTATCCCCATCTACCACCCTACAAGTTAATACATTTTGCGGGTATACTCCAAACTCTTTTTTTATTAAATCTCTATCATATAGAACTTTCTTGGTTGGAGAATAAAGTTTTACTCTTTCATCCACTAGCTGATAAAAATCTTTATCGGAAGACATTATGGTAAATCTACTATTTTTTAAAACTACAGTAGGTATATAACTCATAATATCATCTGCTTCTAAGTTATCAACTGAAATCATAGTCATAGGTAGGTGTTCTAAATATTCAACTAATCGTTTAAGTTGCATTCCCATACTTTCTCGTTCATTTTGAGGTCCTCCACCCCAATCAACATTACGATTTAATCTACTTCTAACTTTACGACCAGATTTATATTGTGGGTATATTTTTTGTCGTGGTTTAGAAGAGTTTTTACCATCAAACACAATAATACAACGAGTTGGTTTAAACTTGTTAATTGTGTATCGTATAGATTTTAAAAACCCTACTAAACCACCTACATGAGCACCATCTTCATTCAAAGAAGGATTGACGCTGAAACTACGAATAAATGTATTAAAACCATCAACCAATAAAACATGGTCGTTTAAATCCTTAGTTTCTGGATTTACATCAATCTCTTCTTTAACTTCATAGAATCTTTTTGATAATAGATTCTTGTTGCCATCAATCATCCGCAAACTCATCTTCTGTTGTTACATCATCAATTCCTAATTTATTAGAATCATATTTAAGAATTAATTTTTCACAGATAGAGTCATATATGTGTTTTTGTGTTTCCACATCGGAAATTAAAGCACCAAAGTCTTTAGATTGGAACTTATGTTCTTTTTCGTTTTGGTCAGTATAACTATACCAAGCACCAGCTTGTTTAACTAGCTTGTGGTCTTTCATTATTCCCAACCAACTTCCATAATCATCAATACCTTTATCAAAAAATAATGGAAACTCGGCACTTCTTAAAGGTGGACCTAATCGATTCTTAATAACTTGAGCTTTAATCTTAATACCAATAGTATTCTTTTTAGCATCTTTGATTTGTCCCATGTTCTTTAATCGAATACGAGTAGAAGCGTGAAAAGGTAAAGCTTTACCACCACTTGTTGTCCAAGGATCACCAAACATTACACCCATCTTTTGGCGTAACTGATTGGTAAAGATTAAACATACTTTTTGACGAGCAGTTAATTGAGTTATTTTTCTCATAGCCTTTGATAAGACTATTGCCTTTGATGTAGCCCAACCATCTTTATCAAAGTCAGCTTCCATCTCTACTTTAGTAGAAGCAGCAGCTAAACTATCTACGAGAATTGTAACTAATCTATCTTTATCTGATTCTCTAACTTTAGTTACGATTGTTTCAATCGCATCAAAAATATCTTCTACAGTTTCTAAATGAATATACATCATCTTATCGGTATCAATACCAATAGATTGTAAAAATTCAGCAGAAACAGCAGACTCAGTATCTATGTAAACGGCTAATCCACCCTTCTTCTGTGTAGAAGCAAGAGCGTGAGCACCAATAAGTGATTTACCAGTACCTTCAAGTCCGTTTATTTCAGTAATCCTTCCAGCAGCTAAGCCACCGTGAGGTTTGTTTGATATTGCTAAATCTAATAAAGTTGAGCCAGTAGAAACCCAATCGGTAATATCAGTTGGTGTACTATCAACACCATCTAAAAAATATGCTACCTGATGAGATTTAAATTGTTTGTTTAATGATTCAGCAAGAATATCGGCTAATTCGTCTCTGTTTGACATGTAGTTCTCCTAAAAATGAGGTGTGCCGGAAAAAGGAGGAAACCAGCACACCTCGACCACGTGGTTTAAGAATTAAATAACTTATCGAAATCGTCTTCTACATTAGAAGATTTTTTCGTACTAACCATTTCTGGTTCATCTTTAGCTGTTGGTTCTGAACCTTGTGGATTCAAGAAACCTGAAAGATGTTCTTTTAATTCATCATATGTTGGTTCGGCATATAACTCTGTCAAATTAGCTTGATTGTCCAGAAGTTTCTGAAGTGTATCAGAATCATCGGAGAGTGCTGTTTGGTTTGGCTTGACACGAATAGTTGTCTTACCATACTGATTACCAGCTTCAGCAGGTGTTTGTCTTTCGACAACAATATCACGACCAGTTGTAGAGTCTGATATATCACCATAATCTGGATCAGCAATTATACTAAGAAGTTCTTGATAAACAGTTTTACCAAAACCCCAAAATTTAACACCATCACTTTCTTCGCCACGAGCTATAACAGGAACAAAAGTTCTCATTTTAGGTTCAATTCTCTTACCTTGAATCCATTCATCTTTATTGCCAGAAGCTTTAAGCTTGTCAGCAAATTGTTGAACCGGATCAGGTCGTCCAAATGATAGTGGTGATAATACCGTTTTGTTTGGTACTAGTGAATAGTGAAAAAATAATTCACTAAAAGGATTTGCTTTATCATGTAGATAAGGTACTATCCTAATTTGTGATTTTCCAGGTTGAGGTTTCCAAAAACTATTTGTAGTAGTATTCTGTAACTGATTAAGACGGCTTTTTATAGCATCTAAGTCCATTATGTTTCTCCGTTATGTTTAGTTGTTATTGTTTAGTATTACGAGTATAAATATTTATTAAAAACATTTACTAGTAACCTATCCGTATAATATACGAATTCTTTTATTAAAAAACAAGCTTTATTTTAGTCTTCTTAACTTTTTTATTTGTAGCTTTAAGTTTTTCAATTCTTTATTCATCTTCTCACATTCTTCACGATAGTTTTGTGGTTCGTGTGATTGTTCCTCTAATTTACTTAATCTTTCTTCAATAGTCAAGGGTTTTGTTCGATATGCCATAAATTGTTTATAGACCATATCAATCATCCTCTCCTTATCTATAACATTTGATGGAAGATTAGCTTTATTAATTTCATACCATAATATAACATCTTTTTTCCAATTATCCAAGTCTTTTCCTGAACTATTTTTTATATCAAAATGAGGTAAAGGTGTTAATGGTTTTTTATAATCAATTGGTTCTGCTCTGAGAAACTTTCTGATGTCTTTTATATCCTTATAACCTAAAAGAGTTGTTCCTATATTTGAATTATACATTAGTGGAACAACATTCTGTAGCTTATTCATACGAATGATGTTATCGTATATTGTTTTTGATTTTTGTTCGTCAATAGAACGTATTTCTATTTTTTGCTCGTCATTTAATGTTTTATTTATTTTATCAATTGCCGGTTTCATTTTTTGACACCAGATGCAACCACTTCTGGTAAAAAAGTATATTGGTGATGCCATTTATAAATCTATTATTTTAAGTATTCTTGTAGGTATTTTCTGTAACCCTTCCTTATTGGAAATCAATATCATATTTTTGTAATTATCCCATTCAATCTGATAGCTTGTGTCTAAAACACCATTATTAATGGTCTTTATCAGTTCGTTTAGGGCGTTTATTGTATATAGTGTATTTGTAATTTTCTTTCTGTGTAAAGAGATGGTATTACTTACTGCATTAAAATCTATTTTTTCTTCTTTATCTACATTATAAGTACAAATTAACTCTTTTGTTTTTTCTTCGTTTTGTAATACATAAATTTTGTCAAATACAATCTTAAAGTTTTTCGTTATATCACGAATTGATTGCTCAAGATTGTGTTGAGTTGTAAATGTACAAAGTAGTTGTGTTCTCATTTTAAGCCTTTCTTGAATTGTGGTTAAACAATAGTTTTACAGAGCCATCCTTCTCCGTTTTACATACCATCTCGGTCCATTCATCATCTTTACCAAATTTTACCATTATCTTTGTTTTATCCTGTATCACTTCGAGTGGTCCTTCTGGATCACAATAATGATCTGGATCGTGGAGTTTAACTTCGCCAGTTTTCTTATTTGTAATTAAAGTAGCGACATCTTCCCCACAACCATGTACCTCATTCCACATTCCTGTTAATTTTTGTTGTCCCTCGGATGTCTTTGATAGTTCTTCCATACTATCTGTCCATAGTTTTAAATACTCAGTTTTAAATTTTCTTTTTTCTTCATCGGTAGGGTTATTACCTATGTTGTATTCTTGTTTCAAAGAGACTAATTTTTCATCAATAGATGGATCATCTAAATAAGATGCACCAGCCGTTTTAGTTCCTGAATTTTTCATTGTTATACTTTTTGGGTTAGAATATATTTTAGCAGAAATACCTTTTTTACTACCATCCTTACAATAAACAAAAAAATCTGTCGGATTTACTTTTGGATCTATACCATATTTGAGTTTAATTTCTTTATTACCAAGATGCCCCATAGCTTCAGCTTTTTCAACCTCACAAGGTGGATCCATTTTAGATAAATAGTCCTTTACCTTTTCAGCAGCAGCCATGTTTTGTTTATTTGCTCTTCTTTCATCGCCACCTAAAGATGTATAACTATCTTGTGTCTTTCTATAATTTCCTTCATTTAATTCACTTGGATCTAAAAAAGCACAAACACCAGCTTCGTTGTGGTCACCACTAACTTTAGCTAATGTTCTAGCTGCACTAGTGTTTCTCAATCCAACTTCACCTTCCATTCCGCCACTATCAATAGTATCACTTATCAATTGTGAAAGACTATTTCCGTCTCCGCCCGTACCTTTCTGTGTCATCATTCCATCTTTAGCACCCATTCCACTAACAAGGTCCGTAAAATAAATCTTACGTTTTGAACTGCCTGGAGAATTTCTAGCTAAAAGACCATTTTCTACCATCTCTCTAACAGCTTCTTCTCGTTCTTCTTCTGTTTCAGCATTGACTAACTTATCCCAATTTTTCTTTAATATTTTTAATCTATCTATCTCACCTTGTTTATTTGCTCTTTCATCTTCATCAAGTATATCTTCTAGTTCTCCTTCCAACTCCTTAATTACATTATCTGTTTTTTCTATAGTTTTAGCAGCTCCTTTCTTAGCGGCACTACTTAATTTTTTCTCTACGGGCGTTCCCTTTGGTTTTTCTTCTTTTCCTTTAATATCATCACTACCATCACTATCATCATCTTTTGATTTATC